ATCCACACAGAAGCACTGGTATGTGTGTCTTAATTGCTATGAGGAGGACAGATGGCAAACCGTAACAAGAACAAAGGAACATACCACGAAAAGTGGTTTGTCGATTGGCTTAACAAAATCAAAGCGCAGATCAAAGCGAAACGCCAGCCCCTCTCAGGCAGTTTGGGAGGAGAATATTCTGGCGACATCAAGCTCGAAATCAAAGGACTTGAAATGGTAGGGGAGGTAAAGTATCGTGATGCTGCATCCTTCCCTAGTCCTTTTAAAGTATTAGAAGGCAGGGACATTGCCTTTTATAAAAGACGGAGAGGAACTCCGCAAACGCTGGTCATAATGAGTGGCGATAAATTTAAACAACTAATGGAGAACGAAAATGGAATCACAGAACAAACAGATCAAGAGTTATCTTGAGCAAGGCAATACTATTACTGCAATAACTGCGCTCGAAAAGTTTAAATGCTTTCGATTAGCATCTCGAATCACAGATCTAAAACAATCTGGAGTGCCAATCGATAGTCAATTTATTGAAGTCGATAGTGGTAAAAAAGTAAAAGAGTATTGGATCGCACAATGAAATCAGTAACTCGTGCTGTGCAAGATGAGGTATGGTCTCAAAGCTTAAGCCGTTCCTCTCGTGAAATCTATGCTGAAGATCGAAAGAAGCAGAGGGAGGCCAGCAGAAGCTGGGCTCCTGATACTCTTGAGATCATGGCAAAGCGTATCAAAGAACGCGAGTCGGTTGGTCATAATTATTTGTGGGGCAGACAAGCCATTGAAATGATTGATAAAAACCTACTTGATGAAGCGGATCTCGATCCACACCGCAACGCATATGCTCGGCTGCTGCGGCATACATATAGCGAGCCAGCAGCCGAAGCCATGCTTAAGCGGTTAATTGATCAGCATGATAAATTAAAAGAAGTTACGTAACGTAACAAACTGTTACCCTGTTATTTATAGTAGGGTAACAAAATAAAAATAATAAAAGGAGAACGTAACATGGAACGTAAAGGTTTCATTGGTGGCAGTGACTGCACCAAAATCATGGAAGGCTACTGGCTCGAACTTTGGAATGTAAAGACAGGTCGTGAAGAACCAGAGTCCTTACTACGAAACTTACCTGTTCAGCTAGGTAGTTATACTGAAAACTTTAATCTCAAATGGTTTGCTATGCACGAAGCTAAAGCTGTTGTTGCACACCAACGTGAATTTACTGGAACGGTTGGCACTGTGCCAGTCAAAGGCACAATCGATGGTGCTATACAAGGTGAAAGAAATATTATTGAAGCCAAGCATACAAACAACTTCTATAATATGGATAAAATGTTGGATCGGTACATGCCACAGCTACAGTTCTACTGTCACATGGCAAAAGCAGAGGGTGTGTACCTGTCTGTGATATTCGGCAACAGCAACTGGGAGTGCATACATGTCAAGTACGATGAAGAGTATTTCAATTCTATGTGGGCAGTGGTGTCAGACTTCTGGGGTTATGTTGTGCGCGATGAACAGCCTGTTGGAGTTGAGGCAACAAAACTATCAAGGCTATCAATTGCGCTGGATGATATGGAAACACGAGACGCATCACTCGACAACGCATTCGTTGATGCGGCAGTCACCTACATTCATGGATATGAACAAAACAAAGTCTTCAAGAATGCTGAGAAAAATCTCAAGCAAATGGTCAGTGATAACGAACGAGAAGTTTATTGCGACCAACTCACCGTCAAGCGTGACAAGCGCGGACATCTTAGAATAACAAGGAGAACGAAATGACTACAAAAACTAAAACAAATATTATCAAGATGCTTATGGAAGCAAGAGCCGACATAGAACCAATCAAAAAGAGTGGTAAGAATCCACACTTCGGTAACAAGTACGCTACACTTGAGAGCGTGATCGAAGCAGTGACAGAGCCACTGGCAAAGAAAGGTTTCTTGCTTATGCACCGAGCAATATCAAACGAGCATGGCAAGTCTATCACAACAGAGCTTGTGCATGAGAGTGGCGAAAGCTTTGTGACAGCTATACCCCTAGTGCTAGGCAAGAATGATATGCAAGGACTAGGCAGTGCTATTACATATGCCAGACGCTATGGTATTATGTCATTGCTAAACTTACCAGCTGAAGATGATGATGGTGAGCAGAACAGGAAGGGTGCAACGCCAAAACCTGTGGCAAATGATGAGCCAGCACCAGAAACAAAACGAACTAGCAATACTAATTGGTAATTCTTGGGGAGCAATATCCTTTCACTGTTGCCTGCAAACCTTACCGAGGGGAAGGTTCCCCAAGAACCCCTCACCACAACTAAGCAAAAGGAGTCAGAAGCTTGGCAGAATACGATAATACAAATGATGGCGTGGCATTCCCACCCTTCGAAGACATGAACATGATCTTGCAAGGTAAGATGAATGTGGAGGGTCGTGACGCTAAGTGCGTAATAGTACGCAGAGTCACACAATCTGGCATGGAAGTCATGGAAGTGTACGAGAAAGTGGGCGTGATGTTTAAAAATGACAACGCCAAAGACAACGCACCAGACTACACTGGTAAGTTGTACGACACAGCAGACAAGCAGATGCCTTGGTCTGCACCATATACAGATAAACGACTGGCATCATGGAGAAGAATGAAAGATGGCAAACCCTACATGTCGTTCGCAATATCTGATCCACAAAATAAAAATGAAGAACAGCCAAATAATAACTTGAAAGAAGATGACATACCGTTTTAATTAGAGGCACGTTCTCCAAGAGAGTACGCTTACACTGCTCACAGCCTGTTGGCCTCGCGACTCTCTTGTAACTTGCCAGCCTCCCATCGGGGCTGGCCTTTTTTTTCAGAGGATGAATAATGACAGCACTAGAACAAATGATACAAGATGCTAAACTATGCAACCAAAGGTTGTATAAAGTGGAGGGGAAGATGAACGTACATAAAAGACGTGGCAAACTATCGAGCGGTAGTAAACCAAAGCAAACACCAAGATCTGTTACATTCGGAGAGGGCTGGCGAAACAATCCTCTTACTGATCAAGAGATTAACGACATAAAATATTTTCTAAGCAAAGACTGGTGCGTAGGATCAACAGCCAAGATTGTTGGAGTTAGCATGAGTACAGTTAGAAAGTATGTGTAATGGATTTCTTTACAGCACTTGTACTTGTTTATCAGCTACGAAATACAGAAGCAGAATTACTTATCTGGTTTGAAGACTATAATACTTGCTATGAAGCAATGTACGCAGCTGATGAACTTTATAATTTATCACAAGGCACAGAAATGTTTTGCCTAGAAAGTGACGTAGCGTCACAAAGTATTAGACCAAAGCTTAAACCGAAAGTTCAAAGTGGGGAGCGTCTATAAACGGACGCCTTCCTTGCGACCTTCGAAGATCGATGTATTCATTCATTGCATCTTCCATTGTGCCTTCGTATTCACCAATCGAATTGATGTGCCATGCGGCTCCCCAGCGAACATGAATGCCAAGATCATTAGCCGCTTGCTGCATGGCATCCGCAATATCATCGTAGAGATTGAGTTCCCAAGATACCCTTGACCCCACATAAGCTACTGTATCTATTGCAATTCCTTCGAGATGTTTACTTTTCATGGTTTGAGATGCACCTTTGTCAACAAGCTGACGCTGTTGTTCCATTGTTCGAAGGCCACCTAAATGTGGAATGCCAAAGTCAACCTTAGTAATACCTATTGCATACTTTGCAAGAGCAACCATGTTTTTATCAACACCTTCAAGCCTACCAAGGCTACGTTCGCTTAATTTAAATGTCACTTCTTAAATCCTTTCATTGTTCTAATTCCAAACGATGCAGCTATAGAAGCGTACATTGCCCAGCTAAACCATTGTGGTGCAGCTTCTAAATTCTTAAAGCCTTGCTCCATGTATGGTTGCATCCAAGGCACGAAGCTTGCCAGAACTATGGCAATAAAACAAATTGTCCAAGCTTCATCTTTCCAGCTGTCTGCGCTGGCTTCGATAGCCGCCTGTTCCCAACTGATTTCACCAGTAGCAATCTTCATTTTAGTTTCTGCTTCAGCAGCTTTAACCTTTGCTTTGCTATCGATGTACGTTGTAGCTAGTCCAGCTACGCTTTGAAGTATCCCAATCATTCTCCCATCCTATCTGTCTTAGCTTCTTTGCCTAACCACAATGCAAAAGATGCACTAAGCATGGCAGTAACCAAAGATACAAATGCACTTTGCTGAGTCGTTGGATCTTCAAGCGT